CGTTACACAATTCCTGTTACAGCTAAGCATATTGATTACCAAACATTTAGAATATCAAAAGATTCTGCGTTAGCTAGTCCAGGCGTAGCATTAAAAACGTTAGAATATAACGAATATGTTGATAAATTTATTGACCAAGAAGACGATACAACGGTAATTGGCGGATTACCAGAATTTGTTTTTAGAACTCCAGATAATAACTTTGGATTGTACCCGTATCCTAACAAAGCATACGAATTAAAATTTGAATACTTTGAAATACCCACGCTTCTTAGTTTGTACACAGATACCCCTACAATCCCAGACCAATTTAGACAAATAATTATTGATGGCGCAACCGCATTCGCTTATCAGTACCGCGGAGAATCTCAACAGTACCAGTTGAATTTTGTACGATTTGAAGAAGGCATTAAGCATATGCAATCTATCTTATTGAATAGATTTGATTATATGCGTTCTACATTTATTGAGAGGCCAAAGCTGTACGGCGCAGGTAATGTAATATAGGTATAAAAAATGGCAGACGAATCCGGCCTTAGTCCTTTTGTATTTGCCTGTCAGGGTGGTTTGGTTCTTGACCAGTCTACTTTTGTTATGCAACCGGGCATGGCGCTTGAACTAGAAAACTTTGAGCCTGACGTACAAGGTGGCTATAGACGTATTTCTGGATACGCTAAATGGATTAGCGGTGAGGTGCCATATACTGCTAGTACTACTGAGCCTGTTTTAATGTCAGCTTACTTTGGCGATAATGTATTAGCTGCTCGTGGTGAAAAAGTATTTAAATCAACAAATGCTACCACACTTTTAGATGGTGCTATTCTTGTAGGTGATACGACTTTAACTGTAGACTCTACTGTAGGTTTTCCAACAACAGGTACTTTACTTATAGGCACAGAGCAAATTACCTACACAGGTAAGACAGCCACAACATTTACTGGTTGTACTCGTGGAGCAAACGGCACAGTTGCCGCAGGTTATGTTGATAACACTCCTGTATCTGCTTTTTGGACAGAGATAGATACTGGTAGAACTAACGCACTAAAGTATACTTTTTTTAGATACAACCTAGCAGGTACAAGTTATATTGTTTGGGCAGACGGTTCTAACAATGCCTCTAAATATGATGGCACTACAGTAACCGACTTAAATGCTACTGGCGCACCTGCAGACCCTAAGTTTGTAACTGGCTTTAAAAATACTTTATTCTTTGCTGGTATGTCTAATAATCCAGAAGAAGTAATTTTTACAGCACCGTATACGGATAATGATTTTGCGGTTGCTAATGGCGCAGGTTCTATTGCAGTAGACAGTCCCATAACAGCAATTGTTCCTTTCCGTGAACAGCTATATATATTTTGTGAAGAACGTATTTTTAGACTATCCGGTAACTCTGCCGGAGACTTTGCGTTACAACCTGTATCTCGTGAGATTGGATGTTTAAACGGATTTACTATTCAAGAATTTGCAGGTGACTTGGTTTACCTTGGTCCAGATGGACTGCGCACTGTTGCTGGTACAGACCGTATTGGTGACGTTGAGTTGGGTACAATCAGCCGCCAAATTCAAGAACGCTTTACCGGATTAACAGACGTAGATGAATTTGATAGTCTTGTCATACCGGATAAAACACAATATCGTTTATTCTTTTCCGATTCTTCTAAAGCAAGAAATCTTACAAGAGGTATCATATGTGTTCGTAAGGGAGATACCTACGAGTTTGGCGATTTAAAAGGTATAGCACCTAGCTGTACAGATTACAGTACCACCCAAGGCGAAAGTTTTATTTTTCATGGTGGGTTTGATGGTTATGTATATCGCCAAGAACAAGGTATTGATTTTGATGGTAACACAGTAACTGGTAAATATCGTTCACCTGACTTGACTATGGGTGATGCAGGTATACGTAAAACATTTCAGCGTGTTATCTTAAACTACGCACCTGAGTCAATAGTAAATGCAGACTTGCTAGTTAGGTATGACTACGAATCACCTAACGTGCCACGGCCAGCAGCATACCCATTTGACACAACTACTGCTGTTGCTATCTACGGTTCATCCGTATTTGGGGTTGCTACATACGGTGGTCAGTCAAACCCATTGGTAAGACAGCCAATCGAAGGTTCAGGATTTGCAATAGCATTGCGGGTTAATGACAGGGGTGCGTCAGCCCCTTATTCCCTAAAGGGATTCCAGCTTGAATTTGAAGCTGCAGCTAGGAGATAATATATGGCGGGCTATACTAGACAATCTACGTTTGCTGACGGTGATATTATCCAGGCATCGGACTTTAACGATGAATATAACCAACTTGTAAACGTTTTTTCAAACACAACAGGCCACGCACACGATGGTACTGCAGCAGAAGGCCCAGTCATTGGTTTGATTGGCGACCCTGGTGTTGCTACTCCATTAAACAAAGTTGTAGTTGATGATACAAACAATCGAGTTGGATTGTTTATTGATGCAGGGGGACTAGGTTCATCTGTTGAGCAGCTCCGTTTTCAAGATGGCGTAATTATCCCAGTAACTAACAACGATATTGACCTCGGTTCTTCTTCATTAAGATTTAAAGATGGTTATTTTGCCGGTAATGTTACTGCCGCAAACATATCGTCCACTGCGTTCAATGGCGACATTCTTCCTGATGCTGATAATACACGTGATTTGGGAAGCACAACCCTAGAATGGAAAGATTTATATATTGACGGCGTAGCCTATCTTGATAGCATTTCTATGCCAACTACAACAGTAACCGATATCCTTGACGAGGATACAATGGTTTCTGACAGTGCTACTGCACTAGCTACCCAACAATCCATTAAAGCATATGTAGACGCACAGGTAACCGCGCAAGACTTGGATGTTGCTGCTGATACAGGCACAGCCGCTATTGACCTTGATAGCCAATCCTTTACTGTTGCTGGTACTGCTAATGAAATTGAAACCAGCGCTACAGGACAAACAGTTACCATTGGGTTACCTAATAATGTAACTATTGGCAATAATTTAACTGTAACCAACGACGCTACTGTAACAGGCGTTTTAACTGTTAATGGCAATACTACACTTGGTAATGCCGCCACTGATACAGTAACAATTACTGCAGATGTAGCTTCAAACATTTTACCATCTGTAGATGATACTTACGATTTAGGCGCAACTGGTGCAGAGTGGAAAGACATTTATATTGATGGCGTAGCATATGTAGACAGCATTGCAATGCCGACTACCACTGTTACAGATATTCTTGATGAAGATACTATGTCTTCTGACAGTGCAACAGCCTTAGCAACACAACAATCTATTAAAGCGTATGTAGACGCCCAAATTACCGCTAATAACGAACTCAATGAGATTACTGATGTAACTATTACGTCGGTAGCTGACAACGAAGTTCTTGCCTACGATAGCACTAGCGGAGACTGGATTAACCAAACTGCTGCAGAAGCTGGTCTTGTAACGCTTACAGGCACAGAAACCCTTACTAACAAAACTTTAACTACTCCTATAATTGCGGCAATTAGTAATACTGGTACTATTACGCTTCCAACTAGCACCGATACTTTAGTTGGTCGTGCAACTACCGACACCTTGACAAATAAGACATTAACAAGCGCGGTCTTAAATACAGGTGTTAGCGGAACGGCTGTCTTGGACGAAGACACTATGGTGTCCGATTCTGCAACCCAGCTTGCAACTCAGCAGTCGATTAAAGCATATGTAGATGCTCAAGTAGGTGGCGCAGGTACACTTAACAATGTAGTTGACGATACTACTCCACAGTTAGGTGGTAACTTAGATGTAAATGGTCAGAGCATTGTATCTGTATCTGCAGGTAACATCTCAATTACACCAGATACGACAGGCTCTGTAATTATTGATGGTCTTAGCCACCCACAAGCTGACGGTACAACTGGTCAGTTCCTGAAAACAGACGGGGCAGGGCAACTTGCTTTTGCTACTGTAACACAGGCAACTGGTAATGAACTTGAGAATGTTGTAGAAGACTTAACCCCGCAACTTGGAGGGAATTTGGATGTCAATGGACAATCAATTGTTTCCGTATCTAACGGCAATATCAATGTAGCACCAAATGGAACAGGCTCTGTAATTATTGATGGTCTTTCCTATCCAAAGTCAGATGGAACCAATGGTCAAGTCCTGACAACCAATGGTTCTGGAACCTTGTCGTTCCAAAATGTGACAGAAACTGACCCATCAGCTCTTGCATTTGCAATTGCTCTAGGGTAAAATATAGAGGTATACATGGCAAACGCATTTTTATCAGAGACAGATACTGCAGTAGGAACGTCCCCAGCGACTATCCTTACTTGTGGTGCTGCAACCGAAACCACCATCATTGGGT